AGTATCACGATTAGTGATATGAATCCAGCAAATCCTGCGTCTCCGAAGCTATTTACCAATCCAATCAAATTACTAACAATATCAATACCTAAGAATCCCCCTACAAATACTAATTGTACGAGAACACCTAAGCCAACTATGTGAAGTAGTAAGTCTTTAATTCCACTTACACCTTCCATAATCATTGCGATTGTGTCTTTCATTTTAGTTTCCCCCTTTAAATGAACAAAAATCGGTGTTTTTCCGACTTCGTATAATAACTATATAGTAAAATTAAAAAAATAAACCAATATATAAATATATATTCCCTTTTTTCCATATCTTTATATTTATTGTTAGGTAAAAAGTATGTCACACGATTATGAAATATTTAAAGGCAAAACCTTATCAGATGTATTCAAAGACATCTATGATAATTCCAAAACTAACAAGAAACAATTAGAAGTCTTGATGAAAGAAGTGGTAGGGTTTATTAAAGACGGCGATACAGCCGTCCAGATTATTCCTATGCTCAAAGAGTATTTAGAAATCAATGTTAAGAACGACGAACAACTTGTTAAGTTAGCTACAGTCGTTCAAAGAATTATGGCAGCAGAAAAAAGAGTGTCGGATAGTGGAGATGAGTTTGGTTTATCTGAATCAGAAAAACAACAACTTATGGATGCTATCGAACACGACGTTCAAGAGTTACAAATCAAAAAAGACGAAATAGACAATTCTATTAGTAAGGAAAGTTAATGTACACAAAGAAAACCAAAAGAGGTAGTTCTGAAAAGAGCACTCTAAGTAATCAGTTGATTACTGCTAGAAACCTTCGTCTAAAAATAAAACAACTTGTAGAAAAAGAAAAATTTTTTGAATTAGAACCAGTTCAAGTTTTAAAAGTTTATCCAACAGGTTCTGCTGATGATAAGGGATATATAGATTATGGTCGTATTGTTGGTAGATATGTTGTATCGGAACAAGGTTTACCATTTGAAGAATGTAAAGACTTTTTACCATTAGATACAAATGTTTTACAATATCCATTAGAAGACGAAATTGTAGTTGGTATTGAGTTCAATAAAGAAAGATATTATTTTTCTACTTTAAATAGTTCACCAAAAAATATAACATATAAAAAAAGAATCTCAGACATTAGAAATAAAGATAAAAAAGATTATCGAGACGAAAATTTAAAATACTTTGAAAACACCACAGAATACAAAACACAAGTTAAACAAGGTGATACTTTAATTCAAGGTAGAAATAACAACTATGTAAAACTGAGTAGTGATGACGGAACCAATTCAGGGAATATTGTTTTAAGTACAAACGATAAACAAGTTTCTAAAAATATCACAGATGATAAATCTTTTGTTCGTATGACTACGAAAGAAAAAGTTGATTACTCAAACCAAGTAAAAGAGTTTGGTAAGAGTATGAAAAAAAATATGTATCGTGGAAAAGAATTTTTAACAAATGATTATGATGATGGACAAATTTATATTGGTTCAGACAGATTAGTATTTAGTGCAGAAACAGACGACATAGCAATATTTGCAAAAGATACGGTACACATCAAAGGTGGAAAAGGTGGTGTTCAGATATCTAATCGTAGTGGAAAAGTAATTACAAGGGCTAATACCGTTGTAGAAGATTTTAAAGACGGAACAAAAGTTCAACTCAATCAACCACTTGGTGGTGATGTTATATTGGCACCAGAAGGTATGAAAGAAATGGGACAACTACTTGCTAAGCAAGTTGAATTTAATATAGACTATATTAAAGACCAAATAGCATCACTAATACCCGCTGCTATTCCAGGAACAATGTCAGTTCCGAGTCCTAATTGGTTTAACAATATTAGAAGTAAAATTAAAACAGCAGAAAAATTAAAAGAGTATAATGATATGGTGTTTAAATTAGGTTGGTTAGATAAAACAAAACTAAAAACCTATACTATGGAGGAACTAAAAGAAGCATTCAAACCTATACCAGGATTTAGTAATATTATTGAAGGAATGTCTTCATTGTCAGAATTTAAAAATAAAGTTGATGATATTAAAAATCAAATCGATAGTAAAATAGAACAAACAAAATCACTAAAAACCCAAGCACTTACTACGGTTTCATCAACAATAGATAGTGTTAAAAATACACCAAACAAAATGTTAGGTCCTGAAAAAGTAGAACAATTAAAACAAAACTTAGAAGATTTTGAACAAGAAGGTAATGACATTAATACTTATAAAGGAGCACCACAGTTAAAATCAAGAATTACAGAATACGAAGAAGCAAAACTACAACTTGATAGTAGTTTCGGAGATGAAAGAATAACGGCTCAAAAACAATTTGAGGATAAAGAAGAAAGGTTAAGAAACCATATTATTTTGGGAGATGTAAATTCTTTCGATGATAAAATAATTGAAATAGATACTGAAGTTACTTCATTAGAAGGTTCTAAAACTTTAACAGATAGTTTTTCAAATTTACAAACAGAAATAGAGGAATAAAATGAAGAAAAAAGAGTTAATAAAAATAATCGAATTAGTTGTCCGTAAAGAAGTCAAAAAACAGATGACCGAGATATTTATTAATGAAGGAAAAGAAATCAATTTAGCAGAAACGATTTCTAAACCTAAACCTAAAAAGGTTGTCAAAAAACCTAAAAAACAATATACATCAAATACAACACTTAATGAAGTATTGAACAATACCAAACCATTAGGTTCAAGTCAAACTGAAGAATGGCCAACATTGGGTGGTGGTGTATTAGGAAGTGATAATATGGCCGATGTCTTAGGATACGGAGATTTAGGTAGAGGACAAAACAAAGAGAAAGCACGAGAAATGGCAGCCGTTGATTCAATCAAGAAAGCTGGTGTTGCAGTAGACGCAGTTCCAGAAGATGTTCAAAATGCATTAACTCGTGATTATTCTGGTTTGATGAAAGCTATTAATAAAAAGAAATCAGGTGAAGGTAATTATAGACCATAATGGCAAGTGTAAGAGAAATAGATAGAGATAGTAATATTAAAGTTGGAATAAGATTTCCATTGGATTATAGTCCAGATGGATTTTTCTATTCAACAAAAACCGTATTAGAACAATCAAAATCCAACATTATAAATTTACTATTAACTCAAAAAGGTGAAAGAGTAATGCAACCAAACTTTGGTTCAAGACTAAAAGAATTGTTATTTGAACAAATCACACCAACAACAATTGATGCAATTGAAAATGAAATAAGAGAATCTATTTCTACACAACTTCCACATATTATTTTAAATGATGTGTTGGTCGTACCGAGTAATGAAAAGAATATGATAAATGTTCAAATAGATTACTCTACAAGATTAGAACCAGATACCTTTGATTCTATAACATTTAATTTTGAAGTTGGAGAATAAAAATGCCGAGTATTAATCCACAAGAAGTAGATTACGGAACAAATAAGAAAGTAGTTAAAAAAGAAGTAAATTATCTTGGAAGAGATTTTGCTAACATTAGAAATAATCTAATTGAGTTTGCTAAATCATATTTCCCGAATCAATACAATGACTTCAATGAAGCATCACCAGGTATGATGTTTGTTGAAATGGCATCTTATGTAGGTGATGTATTGAATTACTATGTTGATAATCAATTCAGAGAAACACTATTACAACACGCAGAAGAAAGAAAAAATATCTATGAGATTGCACAATCCTTTGGATACAAACCAAAACTTTCTTGTCCAGCTACGGTAAAACTTACTTTTACAATTGATGTTCCTGCTAAACTTGTTAGTGGAAACTATTTTCCAAATTTAGATTATGCAATTACAATTGATTCTAATTCTACGATATCGGCAGAAAGCGGAACAGAATTTACATTGTTGGATGATGTTAATTTTAAAACATCAGGTTCCTTAGACAAAATGGATGTTGCTCCATTAACACCAACATCAGGTAATGTTCCTACAAACTTTAGACTTACCAAAACAGGTATGGCCAAATCAGGAACAAGAACATCAGAAACATTCTCTTTTGGACCTTCAAAAAAGTTTGACAAAATCACATTAGCTAATGAAAGAGTAAATGAAATTATTTCCATTACAGATTCAAACAATAATAAATGGTATCAAGTTCCATTTTTAGCACAAGATACTGTTTTTGAATCTGAAGAAAATACTGAACTTAACGACCCAGGTCTTTCATCACATAAAAATGATACACCTTATTTATTAAAACTTATCAAAACATCAAGAAGATTTACAACAAGAGTTCGTGATGATAATCGTATGGAGGTAAGATTTGGTTCAGGTATTAGTGATAACGCTGATGAAGAGATTATTCCAAATCCAGATAATGTTGGTTCAGCATTAGGATTTGGTGTTTCTAAATTGGACGAATCATTTGACCCAACCAACTTTATGAAAACACAAACATTTGGATTAGCACCAAGCAACACAACACTTACTGTAAATTACAATTATGGTGGAGCAATAGAACACAATGTAGCACCAAGAACAATTACAAGTTTTAAAACACTCAATACTTCAAACTCTACAACAGGTCTTGATTCAGCACTAACAGCATTAGTAACTGATAGTATTAGTGTGGTTAATTTAGAAAGGGCTACCGGTGGTGCAAGTGAAGAATCATTACAAGAAATAAAATTAAATGCAGGTGCATACTTCAATGCTCAAAATAGAGCAGTTACCAAAGAAGATTATATCACAAGAGTTTATTCATTACCACAAAAATATGGAAACATAGCAAAAGCATTTATTATCCAAGATGAACAATTGGAAAGTGAGGGTCAATTAGAAGTTATCAATGGACAAGTAAGACAAATCAAATCTATTGATGTTGTTCCTAATCCATTGGCTATGAATATGTATGTATTGGGATATACCGCAGATAGAAAACTTACACAATTAAATCAAGCAGTAAAACAAAATTTAAAAACATATCTTTCACAATATAGAATCTTAACAGATGCTATTAATATTAAAGACGGATACATCATTAATGTCGGTGTAAGATTTAGTATTATTGTTCGTTCGGGATATAATAAAAACGAAGTATTGTTTAGAGCGATACAAGCAGTTAAACGACACTTTGATACACAAAAAAGGCAAATCAATCAACCAATTGTATTGAATGATATTGCCTATGTTATCTCATTGGTTGAAGGTGTAATCTCAGTAGTTCCACCACAAGATAATAATCCTGATAAGAATATTGTAGTGATTGAAAACAAACACAAAGTATCTGAAGGATATAGTGGAAACATTTATGATACAGATTCAGCTACAAGAGATGGAATTGTTTATCCTTCATTAGACCCAAGTATATTTGAATTAAAATACCCAAACATAGATATTCAGGGTAGAGTAGTAGGAGATAGATAATGCATTATTTTATATTCGGAGATAAAGACGCAACCATATATTCAGGTGGTACAACATCATCTATCAATACAGGTGCAGATGAAATTTTGGAAATCAATAAAGTTGTTCAACAAAATGGTAGTATAGGAAACATTTCGAGAGCATTGATACAATTTGATTATACAGATGTTTCATCATCAATTCAACAAGGTAAGATTCCTTCAACTGCAAAATATTATTTAAATTTATATGATGCAGGTTCAACTGAATTATTAAGAAATCAAAATTTATTTACTTATATGGTAAGTGGTAGTAGTTGGACCGAGGGTAATGGTAAACTTGACCATAACCCAGTAACGACTGATGGAGTAAGTTATCAATATAGAAACCAAGATTCTAAAACACCTTGGGTAACGGGTTCAGTATTGACTGACGGAGGTACTTGGTGGACAGGTAGTCAAGGTGGACAATACAAAGTTAGTTCATCATTTGCAATGACCAAAGCAACACAAGATATAAGAATTGATGTTTCGGATTTAGTCAAGAATCATATTTATTCTTCATCATTATTTCCCAATCAAGGATTTATAATTAAAAGAGAATCATTGTACACAGGTTCAAGTGATTTCTCATATAATCCAGGAAGTGATACAACAAAAGATGAAAGTAGTTCAACAAGATTAGGAAACTTAAAATTTTTCTCAATAGATACTCATACAATTTATCCACCGAAATTGGAAGTAATGTGGAATGATAGTTCTTGGTCAACAGGAAGTTTATCAGCATTGAGTTCAACAGATTTAGAAAATTTAAAAGTTTATTTTAAAAACTTAAGAACAGAATACAAAGAGGGTTCAATAGTAAAATTAAGAGTAGTGGGTAGAGAGTTATATCCGACAACCGCATTTGCAACTACACCATCAGAACTTAATGTTAAATATTTACCAAGTGGTTCAATATATTATCAAGTAAAAGATGCTGACACAGAAGAAGTAATTATTCCATATGGAACAGGTTCAGCCATTAGTTGTGATAGTTCTGGTAATTATTTTAATCTATGGATGAATGGGTTTCAATCAGAAAGAAATTATAGATTAGGTGTTAAAATAGTTAGTGGTAGTGGAACAACAGATGAACAGGTTCACTACTTTGATAACGAATATGAATTTAGAGTGGTGAGATAAAATGCCTTATTTACCAAGTTCAGCAAGATTAAAGTCAGAATATTATCAAAAGTTATTAGACGCTGACATCATTGAACAACAAGAGTTATTCAAAAATTTAAAATTAAAACAAGAAGTGTCTGGTTCTTCCGATGCAATTAGTCCATTACGAGATGATGATGGAAATCTAATATCAATAGAATCACCAAGACAAGAAGGACAATCAATTAATGATGAGTTTGATGTCATTAGATTAGAAAACAGACAACAATATTTTGATGATAAAAATTTATCCAAAATAGATAATCAATTCACATTCTTTGTACCTCCACCTGAACTTGACAAACCAGAAGAAGAAAAAGAAAAAGAAATTATTAAAGTAGAAATCAAGAGAGAAGAAAAGAAAGCAAAACCAGATTTACATTTAAAGAAAGCGATGATTAGATTTATCAATAGAGCATTACGAGTTAATTATCCTTTAAATATGAGTACAAACTTATTAAATGCAAAAATTGTACTTGTGATAAAACAAAATATAAATCCAAAAAAGAAAGTTAAAGGTTCTACATTTTTATATTCATTTTTAACAAGAAAAAAGGAAAAAAGACAAAGTTTAAATTCATTTATGGTTCCAATTGTACTTCCTAAGTTTAACTTTAGATTTGGTTCTATTATAGCATTAACAAGATTACAGGGGTATATTAAAAATTTACAATATCAAAAAATTTATGATGAATTTATATTCACCAACAAAGAATTATTAAAATTTTGGGGTCAAGCAAATGAAAATGCACCAAGAGATGAATTTGATATGTTTAGTGTAAGTGGATTAGAAGATACGGTTGAGGTCAAATAATGGCAAGAGAATACGGATTTACAGAAAAAGAAAAGTCAACTTATTATTTACCAAATAGAGTATATAGTAGTTTTGGTCGTGATAATGATGACGACTTTATTGCACTTTATATTTACGATGAGAACGATGAAAATCTTTTAGATACTATATTTTTAGAAACAGAAGATATTGATTTAGATTCAGGTGAAAACTTTATCGATTTAAACATAGCAGAACATTTAAGAAAAGCAGGATACACAGAAGGTAATTTTAATGTTACTTATAAATTTTTACGAAGACTTGCTGGTGTAGAAAGACAAGTATATGTTTTTAGTAATGGAAATGTTTATAATGGATTGGTTAAAGAAAAAAAAATTAACGATGAAATAAGATACTTTACTGCACAACCAGAACAAAAGGGAGATAGAAGATTTGATTACCCACAAATCGTAGAACAAGAAGTATTTAAAAGAGATTTAACTTATGTAATAGATGAAATATCACCTGACAGAACTGAGTTAATTGTCGAACGAGATGAAATAATCAAAAACTCAGAATACATTGATGACTTTAAGTCTATGTCAGAAATGATAGAATATAAACCATTAAGAATTAATAACGCAGGTAAAATAAAATTTGATACCAAAGACCCATATGTTTTGGAATTTGATATCAATGATTTAGATAGAGGGTTTACACAAAATATGGTAGGTGGGGAAATCATTATACCTAAATTATATCAAATAGAAAACGAAACAACAACCAATGAAGATGTTGTTGTTGAAGAAATTATTGAAGTAGATTTCTTTGACCCACCAGAACCTGACCCCGACCCAACACCTTTACCTGAACCAGACGAAGAAGAAGAAGAAGAAGAAATTACAGAAGAAGAAATGGAACGTGATTATGGTATTGGAGCAGGAGATAGAAGCTAATGGGGGTAGAAGTTGATATATCAAATAGGTGATATAAAAACAGATTGGTCAGTTTTTAAAAGACCAACACAAGAATTGTTTGAAAGTTGGAAAAAAGAATTTTTAAAATTACCAAATGTTAATAATTACAATGTTTGGTTATGTGGTGGATTCCTACAAGATTGGGAAACATTCGATATAGACATTATATTGACTAATAAACCAAACTATTCTGAGTTAAAAGAAATACTTATGAAAGGATTTGAACTCGGAATAAAAAATAAAATTTTGGTTGATATACAACACGCTGATAAAGAACCTAAACAATTCTTTGAAGGTGACGTAAAAAAAATTGTATATGGACAAAAAATAATTAAAGGAGATGATGTTTTGGATAATCAAAGTAATAAAGTTTATGATGACTTATATACTTTTACAAAACATTATCCTACTAAAAAAGAATATAATAGAAAACCAATAAAGATAAACTAATATGGCAAGGTCAGAAAGAGCAAAACAATTAGAACAACAACTTATCTCACAAGGTAGAATACTTCCACCAAGAAGACAAGGTGCAGCAAGAAATGCATACATTGACTTTGATGTAACGGGTAGAGGAGACTTAGGAGAAGAAGGTGGACCACTATCACCAGGAAATGGATTGCCAATCGGTGGATTGATTGAGGGTGGAGAAGGTTATGGTTTGTACGGTGGAACTATTTATCAAAAACAAAAAGAATTAGAGAAAGACCCAGTTGACCCAATCAGAAGAAGAAAGAAAACTAAAAAAATTGTTAAAGAAAAAATCGTTAGTAGAAAAGTTGTTAAGATAGAAAGAGAAGATAGAGATTATGTAGCACGAATTGATGAAGTATTAGATGCTAATCGTATTAAAGTTTCATTAAGTTATAATGACGGAGTAAATAAAACTAAACACAAAGGTCAAGACCAAAGTGCAGAAAAGTTTACTTATTGGAGAGTTAATTACGACAAAAGTAATGTAAACAGATTTAAAACTTATATGATTAATGGTAATAAACATTTTCTATTGGTTAATGATAAATTAGGAGCCGATAATCTATCAAGAAAAGTAAAATTAAAACAACCACTTACAACAGACTTAGATAGATTAGATAGAGTTTATTTTGCAGAAAAAAGATTACCAGACTATAAAGATAAAATTAAATTGGTTCCATTTGTTGACAGACCAGATGATGGAATATTTTTAAGAATACCTAATTTAAATTCAGTTGACAATCCTATCAATTGGGAATCAACTCAATTCCAAACTCACAATGATTTATTAGGAACCGATACATTATTAAATTTTGATTTAGAAGAAAAACTTATATCAGGTAGTTTATTAAGAACACAACCTACCGTAGATTATCAAAGAACAACAACTGATGTCAATATAGATTCAGATGATACCGGATTTGGTAATTATGTAAACTTTTCTTCTGCTGAATCAAGATTAAAAAACTTTAAGAAAAAATTAGAATTGATTGAAGGATATAATTCAACAAGTTCATCATTAACTTCTATATCAAGTTCAACAGATAGAATTTCTTATGTAGAAAAACAAAGAAAACGAGTTATCAATTCCTTTGACCCATTTGAACATTATTTGTATTTTGAAAGTTCATCTTTCTCAAGTGGTTCCAATGGAATATTCCACGATACATCTTGGCCAAAAACCAATTCATCTGCACCATATACATTAGCATCAGTCAGTAGTACACAATCGACAACTTGGTACAATAATATGATATTGAGTGCTTCCAATTATGATTTCAACAATCCAAACTCTTTGAGAAATTCTTTACCAGAACACATTTACGCAGATACTCAAAACAATGTATTCTTAGAATTTATGGATATGGTTGGACAACAATTTGATGAGATATGGGTTTATGTAAAACATATGACTGATGTCAATAAACGAGTAGAAAAATTATCAGAAGGTATATCAAAAGATGTTGCACGAGAGTTTGCTAAATCACTTGGATTAAATTTATATAGTGGTAATGACTTGGTGAATTTACCTGAATATTTATTAGGTAAAAACCCAGATGGTTCAACAAAATATGAAACACCACAAGAACAAATAACAGAAGAAATATGGAAACGAATACTTGCTAATCTACCTTTCTTTATCAAAGCAAAAGGAACGGAAAGAGCGGTTAAAGGATTATTAAGTTGTTATGGTATTCCAAGTTCTATGTTGAGAGTTCGTGAGTTTGGTGGTCCGGATAAAGGTACGAGAGTTAGTTATGAAATAAAAAGAAAGTTTACAAGAGCATTAGATTTTAAAGGTTCACAATATATACAAGTTCCTTGGAAAAATGATTCAAATGGTGAAGTTCCACAAACAATAGAATTTCGATTTAGAACACCATACAAAGCAAACCAAGTATTATTTAGAAAAGCAGCAGGATTCGGATTACAACTTGTTAATAGTGGTTCTACAAACTTTGGATATTTAAGATTAGCAGTAAGTAGTTCTACGGGAGTATCACATTTAGATACACCAAAATTAAAATTATTTAATGATGATTTCTGGTCAGTTATGTTGACAAGAGTATCGTCAAGTGGAGAACAATTAGTAGATAACAACGCAAGTAGAAGTGTTGATTATGAATTAACAGCAAAACAATATGATGCTACAAGACAAAAGATTTTATATCAAGGTAGTTCGAGTTTAACCGTAGACGGAGACTCTGCTTTGTCCGCATCTTACAATCAAAAGGTTGTAAATAACTCATCAAACGCAACCTACATTGGTGGTAATGGTGCAAGTTTTGGTTCCCAACAATTTAGTGGTTCATTGATGGAATTTAGATTTTGGTCAGAACCATTAAGTCAAAGTGTATTTGATAATCACGTTAGAACACCGAAAGCATACAATGGTAATTATTCGGGTTCTTCATATGATAAATTATTATTTAGATTACCATTAGACGATAATAAAAATTTACAAACAAATCCAACAGCTTCTGAAATTTCATATCTAAATACATATCAAGGAAATATTACAGGTAGTAATATAAATGGATTTACAGGAAACTTTTACAGAACAATATCCGACCAAGAAAAGATGAGAGTACCAAATGTCGGTCCTAATCGTAGAAATGCAACCAAGATTAGAATAGAAGACAATTCATTAAAAGTTGGAACAGCATTATCACCAGATGTTCGTAATGAGGTATCATCACAAGACTTTGCACCATTAGATAGTAATCGTTTAGGTGTTTACTTTTCACCAGTCGATATTGTTAATGAGGATATCGTTTATAGTATTGCAGACTTATCATTTGATGATTTAATCGGGGACCCAAGAGATGAGTTCGAATATTCTTATAGAAGATTGTCAAAACTACAAAGAGATTATTTTAAACGATACAACAGGTCAAATAACTTTTGGGATTATTTAAGAATATTAAGTTTTTATGACTCAAGTGTATTCACACAAGTTAGACAATTATTACCAGCTCGTGCTAACTCAACATTGGGTGTATTAATAGAACCAAATATTTTAGAAAGAAGTAAAGAAGTATTGGGTAAACAACCAAGTTTCACAAATCGTTATTATGAAAACGCTACACCATTTAATGACGGGATATTGGTAACAAGAGTTAATAATGATAATCCAGATTCTAAATTCAGTACAGCAGATAGTAGTTATGATACTTATGAAGGAACATTTAATGTGGCATTTGAAACAGGTTCTAACATTGGTTTCTTGGGAATGCCAACACTAACGAGTCAAATACTTGGACAAAATGATAGAACAAAGGGGTTTGGAACTACATACTTAGAAGCAAGTGCTTCAATACCAATAACTTTAAACTTAACAGATTTTGTAGTTCCGATTATATCGGGTTCAAGAATAGCTGAACAAAACCAAGAACAACGACTATTTTTCAACACCACGGTTTCTGCATCCAAAGCTCGTGAAGCTGCAAATCCATTATATTGGGCAAATAGTAGTTCGTTCCACCCAACAGATATAGAAAGTGTGGCGGTATCAACACAATTATTTAGAACATTTTATTTGGGAACACAACTAACAAAGAATAATTCCTTTGACGGAAAAGACCCAATCGAAGTTACAATTGTAGCACCAAATGTAGTAGTAACGCAAGATTCAGACTTAAGTAAACTAAGAACAGAATAAAACAATGGAAAATTTAACTTTCTTATATTTATTATTGAAAAAGAATAGTTATATGATTTCCACAGGAGTAAAATAAAATGGGATTTTTAGACAACACAACAATAACGGTAGATGCTATTTTGACAAAAAAAGGTCGTGAACTTTTGGCAAGAGGGCAGAATGAATTTAGAATAAGTAAATTTGCATTAGCAGACGACGAAATTGATTACAATCTTTACGATACAACACACCCAAACGGGTCAAACTTTTATGGAGCAGTCATTGAGAATATGCCTTTATTAGAAGCGTTCGTAGATGAAAATCAATTACTAAGATATAAACTAACTACACTTCCAAAGGAAACAGCAAAACTTCCTATCTTGGA